TTAGGCCAGAAGTCGGTCAGCAAATACGGTCGGCGTCACCACTTCCAGCGTGCCCGCCTGATGCAGGCCGCCGATATAATCCATCATCGTATTGAATTCCGAAAGCAGCATGTTGGTGCTGGATCCGGCAGCATTGTTCACGCCATGGCCATAGAGATAGAGGTGCGATCCCGAAGCCACCGCCTCATCCACCCAGGCTTGCACCTGCGCGGCCGTCCTGTTGTCGATGTCGCCGGCGCCGGTTGAAAGCAGATCGATGGTGCCCGTGGTGTTGTAGGGCACGCGCTGATTGCCCAGCACGGTACGGCCCAGGCGCACGCCCTTGGCCCGAAGGATCGCATCGCATTGAGCGTTCCGACTGTTGTAGGGATAGGCGAACTGGTCAAGGCTTCGCGTAAAGCCCAGCCCGGTCAGGATACCCACCGCCGTGTCATAGTCGGCCGACAGGTTGCCCGGATTGGCGCCATAATCCAGATGGTTCATCCCCTGGGTGACGACATCCCACCCGCGATCATAGAACTGATGCAGGATCGAGGCGGAGGCCACTGCGCTGTCACCATCGCCCGCGACATAGCCCAGGATGCCATACTGATCGAACTTGGCCAGCTTGTTGGCCACGCTGGTGGCGTTGTCGCCATAACCGTCGAAGCCGATCACCACCATCGGCTTAGCCTTGCCGCCCACCTCGGCATTGTCGATATAGAGATACCGTTCGGCCGCCGGGGTAGCTGCATTCCAGGACACGATCAGATCCAGCTGTTTGATGGTGCCAGCAGCCGGCGCGCCATTGGTGATGACCGCCGTGCCATTAGGCGTGGAAGATCCGAAGATTTTGCCCGTTGGCCCCGAGACCGACAGGAAAGACCAGCATCCACGCTGCTGCCCCTCCGCCGTGAAGTCCATCTCATAGGAGTTTACGGGCGAAACAAGCGGCGGGTTGGCCGCCGGCGTATCGGTGGACCAGCGCAGATTGGTACTCAGGCCACCCGCGCTGTTGACCGGAGACCACAACCACAGCCCTATCGGCCCGGCGCTGTTGATCGCATTGGTGGCGATGCGCATAGACTTGAACACACCACCCGTAGTGCCCGTGCCATCCAGCTTCGTCACATCATAACCAGGGCGACGGCGCATCGTGCTGTCGAGAGAAAGCACCCCCATGCTGGCATCATTCACGCGCCATCCACCTGCGGCGCCAGGCGTGACGTTGCCCTGGGCAAGGATCAGCGAGCGCGAGGATATCAGCGCGGGCTTGCTGATGGCGGTATTCGCGCGGGCCCTTAGCGCCGCCGACCTGGCACTTGCCCCAGCTGCAGCGGCCATGCCCTCGGCCATGATATCCAACGGCATATCAGGACACTCCGCAGATGCTGAAGCTACCGCCAGCGGCGTTCAGCAGCGACAGATAAGATCCGCCCGGCAGCGTATAGCGGCCAGGCGCGGAAATGGTGGAGGTGGTGGCCATCCCCGCAGCCGTGTTGCTTACCGCCGACTGCGCGATCATGTTGGTGCCATCACCAGCCATGATCGTTGCCGGCGCAGTGGGCGCCACCCAGCACCAGATCACCACCGTGGGGAAGGCGGCCATGGGGATCAGCGTACCATCCCATTGCGTGATCGCCGTAAACGCCCCCGGTTTTCCCGGCAGAGCCTGCAATGCATTCGCCATTGATCGTTCCCTTCAAAACAGGCCAAGGATCTTGCGCCGCGCCACCTTGCGCACCGCCGCCGCATCACGCGCCTCGCAGCGCTCCATAATGCCCATGGCATCGACGGTGCGCCCGTTGGCGGCTTCCACATTCGCCGCCTCGGCCATGCCGAAGCCCACCCATGCCTTCAGCTGGGCGAGGGGATCACTCTCCTGCGCCGGCGCCGGTGCATGCTTCACCCCATCCTTCCACGAGGAAGGCACCAGGCTGCTGCAGTCAGGAGGCGGCGCAGAAACTGGCGGAGATGGAACACAGCCCGGCACGGCCAGCAGCGTCAGCGCCAGCACCATCGCTCGCGGCCCGCACAGCAGATTGCGCATTGGTCACCTTTATGTTGAGGTTGGTTTCGGAGGCGGCGCGCTCTTGCACCACGGTGACGGCATCGGCCGCATTGGAGACAGCCGCGCCGGCCACTGCGCTATCCAGCTTGCCCTTGACCTGCGCCGCCTTGCCGCCCGTCAGCGTGGCAACCGCATACCAGGCTCCGCCGATCAGCAGCAGCACGCCGATCACGATGGCCACCGTGCGCAGGGAAGGCGTGGGGATCTTGATCATGCCGCATCCTTCATGCAGATCGCCCGCTCGCGCTGGCGACGGGCGGTCAGACCGGAAACCACGCGGCCACCGGCCCTGTTGAAGGAAAGCAGGGCATCGCAGGCCTCGCGGATATGGCCGGTGTTGATCTTGCCCGGGATGCTGGACCGGCAATAAGCGCCGGTGCCCACATTGTACCCCAGCGAAACCATGGCGGTCCGCACATTGTCACGTCGATAGGCGCCCAGCTTCAGCCCGGGCGTGCAGGCCATCACCCCCTGGGCATGCTGGATCAGGGCATCCTGCAGGCGCGCCGTGCATTGCGCCGGCGTGAAGCGCATGCCCGCCTTGATGTCGGGCCCGGTCAGCCCATCGCAGGCGGTGGGCACCTTCACCATATCGAGATAGGCCACCAGATATTGCGGCCCGCTGACGTTCTGGATCTGGGCCGTGCCATCCTGCGCGATCGAGACCGAAACCTTGCGCCCGCTTTCCTCCGCCGGGATGAGGGTGAACACACCCAGGGCAGAGGCCGCGCCGATCAGCGCCACCAGCGTGCCTTTCCTGGCGCTCTTGGGCGCCGGTTCATTCTGCGCAGGATCAGCCATCGGATTTACCCCCTTGCTTGAGCAGGCGCGCCACGGTGGGCATGCCGAACACCACGATGCCCGCGAAGGATCCGGCCAGCGGCCGCCAAGGATCGGGCACGTAATAGACCAGGCCGGTCAGGATATGCGGATCGCTCACCACGGCGCCCACGCACAGCGCGATCAGCGCGTGAACCCGAACCGACCACAGGCGCCAGAACTGGCGCGCATCATCGACCAAGCGCATCGTCATCCCTCCGGCTGAAAGACGTGCGCAGCCGAAGCACCAGGGCCTGCACCGTCGGCTTCTCCCAAACCGTCAGCAGCAGCACCACCACGCCCAGGATCTGGGCAATCGTCGGCAGCGCATTGATAATTCCAGTCACCAACACCACCCCAAAAGCGGAAAGAAGATCGAGGACGGGGCGCTGCACCGGCAGGCTCAGATCGGAGAGCGGAGCGGACATCAGGCCGTCACCCCGCTGCCCGCCAGCTTCAGCCGCTCGCGCTGTTCATAGGCCATGCGCAGCGCCCAAAATTCATGCATGCGCACCGACCAGATCAGAGCAGGCTTTCCATCCGCATCGGTCTTTTGCCGGGATACCTTGCGCTTGAGCGTGACGGGTTCCATGCGCGGCACGGGATATGTGAGCGGCGCATCCTGCGTGGCCGGGATTTCGCGCCCCACAAAGGTGCCGTCCGGATTGAGCAGGATCTGCCCCGAAGCATCCGTGGCGGCGACAGTGCGGGCGGGAAGGCCCGGAATGATCACAGGGTTTCCGCTTTCATCCAGCACGTCCATCCGGTCATACACCGGCTTGTCGTACGGTACGGAAACCACCTTCTGCACCGGCTTGCCATCCTCGATGACAACCTGCTTTTCCTCCCGCGTGGCCGCCTCTGTGACCTGACGTTCGGTCTGATAGTCTTCCTCGATATCTTCCATATCGGGATCGGTGCCGAGAACGCCCCACTCGAACCCATCGAGGCCATGAGCCTGAAAGCGCTCCTGCACCTGCTGGGCACCGATGCCGGCATGCTTGCGCGCTTCGGCCTCACCCTTCGCCACGATCGCATCGTTGAACTTGAAGGCGATCAGATCGACCTCGCCAATCGCATCCAGCACCGAGGAAAACTGCGCATCGGACAGCTTGCCCAGCACCGTCTTGCGGGTGAGGTCGGAGGTATTGATCGCCGTGGTGGCCGCGTAGACCTGGTCCCAGAGCTTGCTGGGGGCACCAAGGGATGCATAGTTGGTCTGACCGGGCTGGAAAGCAGAGCAATCCACCGAAATACCGCCCTGGCCTTGCGTACCGCCGCCGCCAAAGCCCGTGATGGCTGAGTCGTACAGCCCCGCAGTGGCACCAGAGGATTTGAACTGAAGCCCCACCGAACTGGCCGTGCCAGAGGCGCCCAGGCGGATCAGCGCGCCAGCCGCTGGCTGGATGATGTTACCAACCGTCATCCCGCCCGAGCCATCGACCGCGAAGCCGTTCGATAGAAAGGCGTTCTGGCTGAAGGTGACGCCGTTGAAATTCAGCCCCGTTGCGCAAGATGGAAAATCAAGCGCGGCAATCAGCGTGCCGCCGGTCGAAACACTTTGCTGGCCATTGGCATTGCTGGACACCAGCAGGCCAACGCCAAAGCCCACCGCACCGGCCTGGTTGGAAAGGCTGATGGCAGCATCGTAAACGGTGCCCTGCGCCTTGTCATCCGGCATGCCGACGACCTGCAGGCCGCTCTTATAGGCCACCGTCGCACCGGCACTCGCCTGCACATTGATCTCGGCCGCCGTCAGATTGCGGAGATTTGTCGCCCCCGGGTAGGCCACCGCCAGAGACCCAAAGCCGAAGAACTGGCCTTTGCTGTCAGCCATCGTCAGGGCTGTGCCACCCATGTTGGCGGTGACGCTGGTGAAGAACTGCCGCGAGACATAGTTCTGGTTTTCGCTGGAGACAGCCGGCGCGCCGCGAACCTGCAGATAGTCGATCGCCAGCTGAACGCCGCCCACATGCCCGGCGCCGATATAGGCGTAGGCATTCTTCAGGGTGGTGAAGGATGTGGGATAGGCAGAAATCGGCACCAGCGGAGCCAGCACCGTGCCGAACGGCTCCTGATCACCCACCAGATCCTGAAAAGGGTATGTCGTGCCGGCCAGCTGAGTGAGGAACGTGGTGCCCGCCAGCTGGCGCTTGATGGCCTCAACATTGCCAAGCGTGCTGTTGGCGGCCCCGCCCACCAGATTGACGCCGGTTCCTTGCGCCAGATCCACACGCAGCGCAGCATCCGCCCCGGTGCCGGAGAGCGGCGTCAGCGCGCCCGAGGCATCGCCACCATAGAATTTTCCGGCGAAGACCTCGCGCGCCACGCGGGAGAGCACACCGCCCCGCATCTGCAGCAGATCACCATCGATCAGCCCGGAAATATCAAGGCCCGGAGCCGTTTGCCCCGGCGCCGCCGCCACGGCGGCCGCCCGGGCCACAACCTGCTCCTGCGCCACACGGGTCAGGCGATCGAGCTGCTTTTCAAAGCTGGCCGAAGGGAAGGCTCCGGATGAGGGAAAGCCCGCATCCTGCTCGACCGGCGTGGTCCGCATCATGGTGATTTTCGCGCCGGCCGGCGGAGCTGCATCGAACACGCAACTGCCGCCGATGATGGCATAGGCCATCGCCAGCGGGCTGCCGTTCAGCATGACGGACACAGCCACATCGCCCACGGCACCATAGGTGAAGCCCAGCAGGAAACTGGTGCTGACACCGTCACCTTCATCAAACGTGACAGGGGTTTCGACCGTTACGGTCATAAGGGCCCTCGCTCATGGATCGGTTGAGCGAAGGGCTAGGCCGCGCTGCGGGGCCACTTCTGGCGCTTAACGGCCGCTCGCCGGGTGGACCTCACCAAGGATGCCGGGGCGCATGCGCTAGGCCAGCGCGTGCTATTTCCCATAAGGCGGGTTTGGCGTCAAGGCTGCGGCTCTGGCGCTTTTGTCGCATTGGCAAGATCCGGTGCACGCGCGGGCCCAGCCTCTCCAGGTGCCCAATAGAATTGCGTGCCCTGCTGCTGCGCCGTCTGCTGCATACGTGCCCAGCTCTGCGCATAATTGGGATCTGCCCATTGCTGCAGATGATCGGCCCACAGCCGATTGAAGGCCAGGCGCGTGTACCACAGGTTGCTACCCGGCACCGCACCCCGAAACATGCGCACCGCTTCAGATCCCACGGAGGTTGTCTTGTCTTCGGATGCCCGGGTAAGGTTGCCGGCGACCAGGCTGACAGCAGGATCAAAAATCGAACCCAAGGTAGGCCCAGCCAGAAAACCCGTGACGGGGCCGGTGGTGCTACGCTTGTCAGTCATCCCGGCCGAAAGCAAATCGCCCACGATGCCCAGCCCACCACCGCGCGCGATCGCACGGCCCAGCGATAGCTTCGTCGCCACCGGCGAGGGATCCTTGCCCTGGGCAACATCCAGCATGCCATTCGCCAGAAAGCCGCCCAGCGTCAGGAAGGTGGGCAGCGCCAGCGCATAGGCCACGCGACCCATGCCGCCATTGCCATACATGGCCCGCTGCAGATGGGTCATCATCATGATGACGCTATAGGTTTTGAACTGGTTCATGCTGGTTAGAACTTCGCCCAAAGCAGTGCCCCTGCGGATCCGCGTGGCATTGCCAAACGTCGCCACCGCCGATTGCGCACGCAGGCTTTCGCCCGGCACGCCAAAGCGCGTTTCACTGTCGATCAGGCTCATGAATTTGGTGGCCGTGGCCAGCCCTTCCGCCCCGCCATCGCGCGCCAGATCGCTGGGGCGCAGGATCTTGGCGCCGCCCTGTTCGAAGATCGGCACGGCGCGCAGCGCGTCCCAATCCTGCGCCGTGATGCCATAGCGCTCCAGGCTCTGGCGCTTGGGTGCGGCCAGCTTGTCAAAGCGCTGCCCGGCATGCTCCGCCCAATCCATCATGAAGGACAGGCCCAGCGATTGCTTGGCGGCCACCGTATGGGGCGAAAGCAGGCTGGCGCGCATCAGCGCATCGGCGCCCCGCCGCGTCATCTCATGCACGTTCACATTGCGCCCCTCGCGCCAGATCGCCTCGGCACGCTGGGTCATTTCACCAAAGATCAGCCCCGCGCGCTCCGCCAGCTCGCGGTGGCCGGCATCGAGCGGGTTGAACAGCTTGAGCCAGTTGCCCATCTCGCGCATCACCGGCAGGCCATTGAACCGCGCCGTCATGCCCATGAAGGTGGGGTCGGTCATCACGGCACTGATCGCGGCGCTGCCCAGCTTCGTCATCACATTCCAGTTGCGAAAGCTGCTGAAAAAGCGGGCCGTGCCCCGGAACTCCGGTGGGATCGCGGTCAGCGCGCCGCTGTAGTAATCCCACATGTCGCCCAGCACATTGGCCGCCTTGGTCGCCTTGGCCTCAAGACGGATTTCCTTGCCCTCCGCCATGGTCGGCAGCGCGTTCTGGCGCAGCATGTCAGACACCCATTTCACCGTCTGGGCCGGGTTGGGGCCCAGCACCTGCATCGCCGCGATATCGCGCGTCATGCTGTCGACATGCGCCACGATGGCATCGAAGGGATCGCTGCGCCCGAAACGGTCATTGTATTTCAGCCAGGCATCAGCATCCTTGTAGACGAAAAAGCGGTGATCGCCCCGGCGATTGGCCACCTTGCCGGCACCGCGGAACTGGCCCGGGGTCTGGCCTTCCATCCCCTCGCTGGCGATGTTGCGCCAGGCGTACTCCCCGGCGTCACGCAAGGCCGTCTCGCTGGCGAAGGGCTTGCCCGTCATCGGGTCGATCATCCGCTCGGGATCGAGCAACGGGCGATGAAACTCCCACCAGCTTTCAAACTTGGCCTGGGCAACCGCCAGCGCGTCATGGCTCTGGGGCAAGCCCCAGCCTTCCAGGTGGGCGATATCGCCGCCGGCCAGATTGAACTGCTGGCGCAGCCATTCGAAGGTGTCACCCACGGCCTTGGCCATCTCGCGCGCGCTGGTGTTTTGCGTCGGCTCACCGCGCAGCGCTCGCACCAGCTCGCGCAGCTCGTCACCATGGCGGATGCGCCCCAGCAGATCCCGCTCGAACCGGCCGAGGAAACCACCCATGCGCGACCAGGCCAGGCGATAGAGCGCCCCGCGCGTGTTTTCCACGGCGGGATGCCCGGTGGCCCCTTCATGATGCTCCATGATGGAGGTGGCGACATGCGCCACTTTGCCGCCGCCCTCGATCTGGCCGCGCATGCGCTTCAGCAGCTCCACCTGCTTGCCCACCTGCAGCAGCGCCTGGCGCGATTGCACCAGCGCCTGGCGCTCCAGCGCATCCATCGTATCGCGGCTTGCCGCCTCCGCCGCTTCCACGCGGCCCATCGTCTTGCTGTATTCGCGCGCCAGGCGTTCATACTCGTCTGTCCAGCGCCGGGCGCGCTCGCCATCGATCTTGCCCTCTGCCCGCAGGCGCACCAGACATGCCGTGATACTCATGGATCTTCCTTACATGCAGTCGCGCAGGGCTTTCAGCGCCTCGGCATCGCCCTCGATGCGGGCCAGCAGCTCGGCGGCGGAGATCTGCGCGCCATCGCCAATATCGAAGGTCACACCGTCCAGATCCCCGGCATCCACCATGCCGCGTACATCGTGCATCATGCCGTCGAGCTGGTCGCGCGCGCCGGCGCCGACAGGATCGGACATTTCTCGGACGGCAGGCGGCGGGGCCAAATCCGGTGGAACAAGCCCAGCCTCTGCAGCTGCTGCAGCCGTCGTGTCTTTCGTCGGGGCCGCCGCCTCGGAACCAGCCTCGGCCGGGGCTGCTTCACGCGCGCGGGCCGCCACATGCTCCGGCGATGCATGCTGCAGCATGGTGATCTCATTGCCGAAGTGAACCCGGGCGCCATCCTTCCAGGTCTCGACCGGATAGAGGCCGATATCGGGCCGCGTCGAGATCGGCGCCACCGTGCCCTTGACGATCTTCCCGGCATTCGGGCCATCCGTATACTGCAGGGCCGCATGGCCGCGATCGACCACCACCCGCATGGGATCGCCGCCATGCGCCTGGAAGACGGAAAAGCGCTGCAGATCATCCTTGCCGACATAGAAGGTCTGTTCGGAAGTCGGTTGCCAGCCCCGCTCATGCTCGCCCGGATGCTCCGGCCGGGGCGCCTTGTTGCGCGTGGTGCTGCCGTCCGCTTCGACGCGATAGGTCGAGCCCTTGGAGGTGCTGAAGCCGATCGGCTCGCTGGCTGCAGACTGCTGTTGCGTGGGCTCGCCATCGAGCCCCAGCGCGTCGCGATCGGCCTGCGCCTGGGCAGCCTGATGCGCCTCGGGGATATCGAACAGATCCTCGCGCAGCGGCGGCAGATCCTGCGAGGGATGCCGGTCGGCCATGCCCCCATCGATGCGCGGCGCCAGATCGTCATCCATCGGCGCCGATCGGCGCGCGCCGGCGCCATCGTCGAGCCGGTCGATATCCGCCGTCGCGTCGCGCACCTCGGCATCGGCCGCCAGCACGTCGGTATCCACGGCCGTGCCATCCGGCGCCATGGGCATCTCATCCGCCGAGGCCACCACGGGGGCATCCTCGCCGCGACCCAGCGCCGCCATACCTCGCCGCAGATCGCTGTCGGTCTCCATCCCCGCCTTGGGGCGCATAAAGCGGCGCACATAGGCGTCCAGCGCTTCGGCCTCACCCTTGGCACCCAGCACATGCTTGCCGCCCGGGTCACCGCCCTTCAGCTCTTCCCACAGGAAATCGAGCTGCTGCGCCTTGGTGGGCGCCTGGCCGCCGGTGCGCTCCATCAGCCGGGCCTTGCGCGCGCCCAGCCACTGGCCCAGCCCGGTGGCCCCGCTGGAGGGATTGACGATGCGCGGGTTGCTGCCGCTTTCCGCCGCGATGCCGGCAGCGATGCCGCGCGCCACCTCCGGCGATGCACCCTTGCCGATGAAGTAGCTGACGATTTCCGGATCCAGCCCGCGCACCAGCACGGGCGATCGGGCAGGGCCACCCAGCAAACGCTGCCCGGCCGCCGCCAGGCGCCGCTGATGCATATCCTGCCCGGCATGGGTGTTGGCGTAGGGATTGGCCCCATCCACCTCGACATTGCGCCAGGTGATGTTCAGCGCCGCCGCCTCGTCCGGCGTGCGATATTCCGGCTTCACACCACCCGCGAAGGCAGAGGCTGCCTCGGCATCGCTCATGGGTTCCAGCGGGCGATAATTCCGCACCGTGGGGCCGTTGGCCTGATCGGGCGAGAAGGCGCCGGCGATATCGGCATTGGGCGCCCCGGGCAGATCCATGCCGCCCAGCGCCTGCCCTTCGCGAAAACCGGGCGCAAAGCGATCGAGCGCCGCCGGCACACCCCGGGCCACCGCCACATGCGCACCCGTCAGCAACGCGCCACCGGCGAAGCCCGTGAGCAGATCCTGATCCAGATCCTCGCGCGTGGTGCCAACACCCATCTTTTCGCGGGTAGCCGCCACCGTGGGCGCCATCAGGCCCGAGGCGATGGCATTGCCCAGCCCCTGGCGCAGCACCAGTCCCGCCACCGATTGCGCGCCACCGCCATAGGCGAACAGCGCGGCATGCTCCGGATTTTCAAACAGGTCGGTAAAGCCATGCACAAGCCCGGGCGCGATCGCGGAGCCGATGCCACCTTTCGCGGCGGCGGCCAGATCTGCCGCGCGGCCGCCCTGCCGCCCGCGCACCCATTGCTCAAAGCCGCCCTGATCCTGCGGATAATCCTTGAAGAGGGTCGGATCCTTGCGGCGCGCGGCGGCGATATCGGCCCACACCTGCGCGCGCCGTTCCTCCGGCACGTCATAGGTATTGCCCAGGATCGTATGGCCTGCCGGGCGATAGCGATCGGCCGCATAGCCCAGCGACACCAGCGCATCAGCAGCGGTGTTGTAACCGTCGACCAGATTGCCCAGATTATGCGCCGGATCATCATCATCGGCCACGCGCCAGTTGGCCGCTGCCGCCTGCCACCAGGGCGTGGGCTTGGCGTCGCTATCGCTGGCCTGGCCTTTGGGGGCCACGCCCCATTGATCCACGCGCGGCTGCATCGCGCCAATCACGCCGCCCATCAGTGCTGCCCCAGGCGCGTGATAAAGGGCTGCTTATCCTTGCCCATCACCACGCCGCTGGTGGTTTCCCAACGATAAAGCCCGTCACCGATCAGCACAGGATGCGCGCCGTTGAGATCGAAGGGCGATCCATCAGGGTTCACCGGCCCCTTGCCAAGGCTATCCTGCACCCTGCGGTTGCCGATGATGGCCCGCGCGAAGTCACTCGGCCGCATCGTCTCCGGCACCACCACGAAGGAGCCATCGGCGCCCCAGCGCCCGACACCACCGAACTGCTGACCATCCTTGATCCGGCCACCCAGCGCATAGGTGGTGGCCTCTTTCAGATCTTCTGTCGTGATCGCGTGCGCATTACTGCGCCCTGCCGCCGCGAACTTGCCAGAGAGGTAATCGCGCATGGTCTGTTTTGCCGCCTGTCCCTCTTCCGGCGCCATGGCCCGCAAGGCATAGGAAAGCACATTGTCATAGTTGGAGAGCTGCTGCGCGGAGTAGGCCTGTTTGGCGTCGCGCGGGGAAGGCGAGGGCCAATAGCCCTGGTTTCCCTTCTGCGCCTCGCGCCCATGGTGGATCATCGCGCGCACATCAGCATCCACCTGCGCCTCATGCTGAAACAGCTTGTCATTCGGCATCAGCTGGCGGGCGGCCATCACGCGATCGGTAGGCGAAAGTGCATCGAGCGTGCCCAGCGCCTGCATGCGCCCGGCATCCCCCTTGGCCACCGCCTGGCGCAGCGGCACCAGCTCGGCATCGGAAAACATCGCGGCATCGGGCATCCCGCTGGCCTGGGCAATGTTGGCGCGCCAGCTGGCCCGCGCCTGCAGCGTCTGCGGCTGATCGAAATTGATCGGCGGGGGCTGTGTGCCAGGCGCGCCGAACTTGGCCATATAGCCCACCGGATCGCCCGTGAAGTTGGAGACCAGGCCGCCCGGATGCTCACGCGCCCAGGCCAGCTCATGCTGATCGGCCGCGCTGGGATTGGCCTTGGCCGCCAAAGCCGCCACATGCTGCTGCAGCGCCACCGGATTGGTGGCCATGGTGCGATAGACCTTAACATAGGCCTGATCCTCCTGCAGCTTGCCCAGCTCCTGTGCCTTCACCGGCTCACCCAGCGCCAGCGCCTGTTTCGCCAGCCCGGAAAGCGTGGGCATGTCGATATCCTCACCAGCGGCAGCGCGGCCCTTCACCAGCTCCACCTGCTGGTTGAAGGCCGCCTTGGCCACCGCTGCCTGCTGGCGCGCCTGCGCCTCCTGCATGCGGATCTGCGCCTGCGCGGCCCGCTCGATCGCGTGCATGTCCTGCCCGGGCAGCCCCAGCTTGGCGAAGGTGCCATCCTGCAGCCACGTCATCGCCTGGTGGCCGTCACGCTGGGCAACGCCCTGGGCGAAGATCTGCGCCTTGCCCTGCACATCCTCGATCGCGGCGGCATGGCGCGTGGCCACCGGCAGATCCTGCATCGAATGATAGTAATCGGCCGATTGCGCCTGGATGGCCGCCAGCGCTTCTGGCGTCTGTGCGGCATAGGCCTGCTGGTCGCTCAGCGATTTGAAGGTCTGGGCATTTGTGGCAGCGATCTTGCCAAGGTTCATCGTCTGCCAGTTGCGCGCGCCCTCGGAGGTTTCCGCGCGCATCTGCCCCAGCTGCGCCATCAGCTGGCGCTGCACCACCGTGCTTTGCGCGCTGCCCGCGATATTTTGTGAGAGCTGATCGAATTGCCCCATCACCGCATCGTGGTACTGGCGCGGATCCGCATTCCCATCACTCTGGATCGCTTGCTGCGCCGCCGCCAGCTTGTCGCGCAGTTGGGCGATCTGCACCTGGCCATTGGCGTTTTCCGCATCCATGGCATTTTTCAGGTCGATGCGGTGGCGCGCCTCCATGGCATTGCCCACCGTATCGGCCAGTCCGGCGGCGGCCTGCGCGATATCACCACCAAAGCCCGATGGCGTGGCCACCATCGGCATGGCGGGTGTGGCCTGCGGCCCGGGCTCCGGCGCGATGCTCATATCAGCCATGGCAAATCCCCCTTAAAGATCGATGGCGCCTGCGGTGCCCCACAGGTTGCCCATGCCCATGCCGATCTGCCGATCCAGCGCGTCGCCGGTGCCCATCGCCGTGGCCGTGATCGCGCCGCTGGCATCGTTCGGATCGCCATAGCCGGCGCCCGCATTGGCATTGGCGTAATCCATCTTCCGCCCCAGAAAGGCGCTGGTGCCGTTGATGATGCCGCCGATCAGCTTGCCGGTCGCCGATGCTCGCGCGGCGGAGGCCTCATTGCCATAGGCCAGCGACCGGTTCTGCGCCTGCTGGCTGATCTGCATCGCCGCGAAGGTCTGGTTGATGCGGCTCTGGTTGATGGCGTCCAGCATGGATCCGGTGCCCATCTGGAAGCCGCTGCCGCCCTGTGTCGCCAGCTGCTCCCCGATCGCCGCACGATAGCGGGCATTGCTGCTGGCCTGCGCCTGCGCGCCATCCACCAGCGCGATATGGGCGTTCTGATCCGCGATCTGGGCATTGGCCATGCCCGCGCGATAGGCGGTAACGCCCTGCGCCACCTGGCCCAGGCCGCTTGTAAAGGCGCCAAGCCCGCTTCCACTACCGAGGCTCTGCATGCTTCACCACCTCAAACAAAACCATCGTTTCGCAGGATGGCCCGTGGTTGCGCAGCACCGCGGCTTGCGAAAAACCACAGGCCCGCGCAAAGCGCCCCTGATGCGGGCAGGCCGCCCGCGTCACCGCCTCGATGCGCAGCCACGGCGCCACCGCCATCTGCCAGCGCACAAAGCTGATGATCGCCCGGGCATGCTCGCCCAGGCCATTGCCCATCAGGGCCCAGGCCGAAGCCTGCGTTTCGAAGATCCGGCTGAACCCCGCCGCGCCCACCACCTGGCCGCGCGCACTGATCCCGGCCCAGCATGGCCCGGTGCTGATCAGCTCGGCCGCATAGGCCTGCGTCAACTGCGGCGTCCAGACGCCGAAGGCCCCGGCCTGATCGGGGTTCAGATCGATGCGCGGGACGTGATGGGGCCGCAGGGGCACGAAGGTGATCAATCCTTGTCCTCCGGCTGAAAGAAGCTGCGCACCATGCTGATGGTGGCGGGCAGGGGGGCGCGGCTTTCCAGGCGCCATTGGCCATCCCGATCGGTGTTGCCACCGGCCGTGATTTCATCGGAGGAACCCTGCGCCAGCGGCGATGCCGTATCCATCGGCGTCGAGGCCTGCCGGCGGAAAATCTCTTCCAGGCGCGACGCCCCCTGCGATCCGAACCAGACGGCGCCCGCATCCACCACGCGCATCACCACCGCCTTCATGCGGCGCTTCAGCAGCTCCAGAAAGCCGCCGCTACGCGCGGGCAGCTTCGAAGGCAGGCCCACCATCCAGGAGAGATAGAACAGACCCAGCACCACGTTCGATGCCGCAAAGGGCAAGGTGACGCTGCCATCGCTGGCGATCACCAGCCCAGTCGCATACTGGCCATCCAGCAGCCCCGCCACGCTCTGCCCTGCCCAGCTGGTGGGGAAGCCCGTGCCCCCGGTGCCGATCACCGTGGCCTGTGCCCCCGAATAGATGATCGAGCCATCCAGAAAGCGCGCATCGGTGATGGGCGCTTCATCGGTCCACCAGTCGGCCAGATACTCCACGGTTTTCAGATTGCCGCGCTGCACCAGCATCCACAGCATATCGGGCGCGCCTGCAGGGGCCGGGATGCAGCAGATATCCAGCACCACCGCATCGGCCCCGGCAAAGCCCGCGATGTTGGCCTGGGCAAAGCCCTTCACCTGCTGATCGGCGCTTTCCGCATGCATCAGCAGCCGGCCATCGGTGCGCAGTGCCCAGAGCGTTTCCTCGCTTTCCTGCTGATAGGCCAGGCGCTGGATGCCCACCTGCACCAGGTTGCGGCACCACACGGCCAGGTTGGGCGCGGTGTAGCGGTTTTGCGTATACTCATACCCGGCGGAGCGCAGCTTGCGCCCGCCGCGCTGCACGAAGATGGTGCGCAAGCCGATCTGCATCGGGCGGATCTGGACCGAGCCATAGGTGCTTTGCCGCGTGATCTGCATGTTGGTGGCAGATGGGCCGGTCTGCGCGTTGAGCGAGCCCATGGTCCATTCCGCCCGATCGGTGGACAGCAGAAGCTGCAGATCCACTACCGCCCAATTGATCGGATTGGCGCCCGTGATGCGGAAGCGGAAAGCCAGATCGGCATCCTGCCGCCCCGTGTCGTCAAAAGCCGAATAGTTGTAATAATCCCCGACAACCGATCCCATCACCTCGAAATCGGTGAACAGCACGATGCGGTTGTTCCAGATCTTGACGAGCTTGGGATAGCCGTTCTGCGCCGAAAAGCGCCCGAAGCTCCATCGCCAGGTCGCGCGATCCGGCGTTGTCATATCCGGGGTAAGCGCCCGCACGATGGTAGCGGTGGCCGTGTTCGATGCGCCGCTGGCATTGCCCGTGGCCGTGATCTGCAGCTGCCCATATTGATCGCACAGATACTTCCAGGCCACGCCATAGGCATTGCCGTTGACATCGGTGGTCCGTGATCCGTCCTGGGCAATGCCATAGGTGTGGGTGGGCGGGGTCTGCCCGGTGATCGTGCCATCCACATTCTGATAGATCTGGCCTTCCCACCGCCAGGCATTCCCGGTGCCCGAATGCATGCCCGGCTCCCAAAGCGGGAACGGTTCGAAATCCACGGCCTGGAGCTGGATGAGGCCGCCGATATGGCCCGGCAGGAAGATGGGACTGCTGGCCGTCAGCGTCACCACATTGCCAACAACGGTTCCGCCCTCGGAAGCAATCGTGATGGTGCGGTCTGAATTCTGATCCTGGAATGGGCCGCCACTCAGCGTCACCGTCTCATAGGTGAAGGCCGCAGCCCCCACGCGGGAGATCTTCGCGAAGGGATAATTGGGATGCGCCAAGTAAAGCACATCGGCCGATTGCTGGTAATCGATTTGCGGCACATCGGCCAAGGCATAGGGCACAGCCAGAACGATCGGCGCGCCGACCCCATCCACGATCAGCGCACCGGAGTTGCTGTAGAACCGCACCTGCCCATTGCCAAATTCCAGCACATAGGCCTGTTTCGAATTGAATTCGAAAGGCATCAGGTTGGATGCCGTGGGTGCTGCCTCCGCCGCGATGATCGAGCCGCTGCGCTTGAGTGCGGGCCCTTCCACCGTGGGCGCGAAATTGACCATTTCCGAAAGGGCGATGTCATAGATCGCAGCATCGGTACGGCCATGCAGGCGCTTTGAGACGGCGCCGCCATTGAAATTCTGGATCAGGTTGTGGGTGGGCATGCCTTACCGCCCGTGGAAGCCGTAGGCCAGCGGGCCACCGCCGCCGCCCATCCAGCGAGCATTCAGCCAGCTATCCGTGTCGAACTCCTGCGGAGGGTTCTCCACCGCATCGATCGCCTGTGCCTCGCCGGATCCGCCCTGGAATTTCTTCTCGCACCATTCGGCCACATTGGCGTCGCCGGTGATGTTGATGGCGATCTGCGCCGCCAGCTTCCAAGACATGTTCTCGGCGAAACTGTCATCCCACAGGGCGACATTGGTTTCATCGCGCACATAGAGGATATCGAGCGGCGCGCGATTGGCCATCAGCACGCCGCCCTGCAGCACCCAATCCCGACTGTCGGCCATGCTGCCCACCACATCCACCAGGCGCACGAAGTCGTCCGGCAGAATGAACTTGTGGCGCCAGGTGTGCAGGGGGGCTTCATTCATCGGGGCCAGCCGCCCCTGATGCACCGCGAAATTCCAGTTGTTGCCGCGCAGGGCGGCGCGGCGCGCCATATCCCACACCACTTTGCAGGCGCGGATCAGTTTGGTGTCATCATCGGGATCGAGGATTTCCTCATCCTGCCCCAGGTGCTGGGCGACCAGCTGGAAGATCGTCAGGCGCGAAGCCATAGCGCGCCCCTTACGCCGGCGGGAAGTTGTGCGAGATGATGTACTGGCGCAGCCGCTCGATGATCACCTCCATATCGCCCCGCCGGATCGGCAGCGCGGGATCGAAGGTCAGCGCCACATCGCCCGATGCGATCGCGGGCGCGCCGGTGCCCGTGGTGAAATCCTTGGGCTGCATGCCCAGCGATGCTTTGACATAGATCTGGGCCATGACAGGCTCCTGTGCAGGGGAGGGTGCTGCCCCGCCCGATCAGGCAGGGCAGCGAAATGCCGCGCCGGTCAGTTGACCGACTGGAACGACAGCTCCATTTCGGCATTGAAGGCAGCCGGCACCGCCGCACCCGTCACGGTGACGACGATGATTTCCTCGGCCGCGTACTGCCCGGCCATGCGCACCGCCACGGGCCGCAGCGTGTAGAGCGTGTTCGCCGCCGGCGCCGCGATCGAGCCGTACTTCGTCGGATTGGAGGCGGTGCCGAACTGCAGCGTGCAGCCGGTGAAGACCGTATCCGACTGGAAGCTGATGCTGTTGAACAGCGCGCCGCGCGGGAAGGAGCCCAGCACGATCGTGTCATTGACGGCGCCCACGGCCTGCGACACCAACGAGGCCCCGGTGATGAACATGCTGGACCGGCGCGCGCGCGAACCAGTGATGGCGCCGTCACCCATAAGGACAGGAACCGTGCCATCGAACACCCCCAGCGCCTGAAGCGAATAACCCTTTGCCATTGTAAAATCTCCCGATTGTGTGGGACTTGCAGGGCGGCGCGCGGATGCCGCGCGCCGTCAGGTCAGCCTTCGCGACACTCGATATAGCCGCTGTAACCGTCCTGGGTGCGGGTCACGCCCACGCAGCTGCGCGCATAGACCTGCTGCTCGTAATGCAGGTCGGCACGCACAGAGATGTCCGTGAACAGGCGCTCCCACCAGCCCGCAGCCACGCCTTCCTTCACCCAGAAAGGCAGGCGGCGCGACGTGCCTCCGCCGGCATCGGCCCCGGTGGTGGGAGCCTTGTTGGCATAGAGCGGATCGCCCAGGTTCTTCTTCACCATTTCGAAGCCCAGGAAGGAGACCAGGTGCTTGTTGTCTTTCGACATGCGACCGCCCATCGCGGTGAACTCGCTGCTGGTCACCTGCACTTCGCGCAGCAGATCCGTTTCCTGCTTGGGCGTGATCATCATGCAGGCCAGCGTGTCGGAATAATCGACGTTGCCCAGGCCAAGGATCTCGCGCGCGATCAGGCACTTTTCCACGCTGTGGCGATAGGTGCCGCCGGCGCCGAAACCGGTGTTGTAAGGCACCACCTGGCCGCTGGGGAACGGCACCACGATGGTGCCCTTCTTGCCGGTCTGGCGCGGCCCGAAGAAGCCGTTGATCCACTGCCGATCCCAGTAGCGCCGGATCGCCGCGCTGCCCTGCATCACATAACCGCCGGTCAGCTGCACGCGCGCCATCAGCTTGTCCTGGCTGTTGACGGGGCGGTCATAATAATCGGGATCGGGCTTGCCCAACCAGAGGCGGTCCTGCGGCGCCTCGGTCGGCGTGATGGGCACATGGCGGTCGCGGATGGTTTCGGTATCCGCCGCGCCGAAAATATCGTCCAGTTCGGCTAGCTCGCCTTCGAGATCCTGCTCCAGGCACAGACCCATCAGGTCTCCGCCCTGGGGCTGGAGAGCCATGCGCATATTGCTTTCATACGTGACAACTGCGGTCGTATTGACCTGATCGACCATAACGGCCTCCCGACATGATGAGGAACATCAGATCGAAAGGCTAGGCCGCAGCAACGCGGGGCCGTTTCTAGCGCTTATCGTCCGCTCGACGGGTGATCCCACCACGGGGCGCCGGGGCCGCTTATGGGGCGGCTAGGCCAGCTGTTGACGGGCGCCTTATCCCATCGGGAACCGGCGCCCGTCAAGCCCATCATCAACCGCCTTTGCGCTTGGCGTCACGCGCGGCGGCAAGCTGCTGGATCAGGCGCTGTTGCTCCGCCTTGACCGAGGCGTCACCATTGCGCAGCAGCCGGACCTTATCGGGGTTCTTGCTGAAGGCATCCATCTGCGCCTGGGCGTCGCCTTCCGACAGGGTAAAGCCCTGGCCGCCGCCAGCGCCCACCCCGCGCAGCATATCTTCGCTGGTCATGCTGCCCAGCTTGTGCAGGGCCTTGATGGTGGTGTCGATGCCCGCACCGCGCCCCCAGGCATCCAGCACCGCATTGTCGATCCCCAGAACCGTCATGCCGCGCCGCGCCACCTCCATCTTGGCGTTGAACTCACCGCCCCATTCGCTGCGCAGGGCGGCCTTTTGCGCGGTCTGTGCCTGTGCTTCCCCGTGCAGGCTGCTGATCGTTTCGCTGTTGTACCAATCCACCAGGGCGCTGGCCTGCTTGCCGCTGGCCCCGATCTCGAACAGCTTGTCGCGGAAGCGCCCGGTGAAGGCGTCATTCACCTCGAAACCTTCGGGCGCCTTGATCTCGTAACCGGCGGCGGTTTCCGGGCGCCCCATCTTCGTCCAGAACTGCGCCCACTTTTCCGGCGGATCGGTTTCGGCCGGGAAAGCGGTGCGCAGCGATCGCTGCGCCTCGCGCGCAGAATGCACCACCGCGTCCAGATCCTTGAAACCGGCTTTGGCGACCCAATCGCGTGGGCTCAAGCCGCCATCCTCGCCAGCCTTGTCCGAAAAGGACATCATCCAGTCGGCATAGGTCAGCGCCTCACCACCGCCCTGGCCGCCAGCACCGCCATCGCCACCACCAGCGCCACCACCAGCGCCGCTGCCTGCAGCAGCAGCACCGCCATCACCGGCGCCGGCGCCGCCACCCGCACCAGCATCCGCGAACAGCGACGAAGCCCCGCCGCTATCGCCGCCGTCCTGGCCACCATGGCTGCCCGCACCACCATCATTCCCCGAAGTATTCATCATGCGTCTCCAAAAAATCCCTGTATTGCGTTTCGTCGAAATTCAGATTGGCCTGGATGAATAGCCACACATCGCGCCGCCCGATCATGCGGTATGTGGCCTCTGGCGTGTCACCCACTGTTGCGCTCCTGGCCATGCAATAGTCGCGCAGCGCCGCCAGAACGCGCTCTGCGGCCAGGCCATGGGCGCCTTCCTGATCGGCGTCGAAGACCAGGCCGAAGTAATACTTGCGCCGCCGCCAGATATGAACGCTGGCGCGCATCACGGTCCATGCGTTGCGCCGCGCCACTACGCCGCCCCCGAAAGCTGGCGCGCCTTGGCCATGTTGAGCATGGCTTGGGTGGCCCCGGGCGCAGCATCGGCCAGCTGCGCGGCCTCCTGGTTGCTCTGCCGCTGCTTGCGCTTGGCGGCCACCTGATCGGGCGTTGCCATCCAGTCGGCACGCACCCCCAGAGACTCCATGATCCCGCGCGGCGCCGCATCCGTATCGATCACATCGAAGACAGATGGATCGACCTGCGCCACCGGCTCCAGCATCTGCAGCCCGCTCATGAAGTTTTGGGCATCGGCCGCCTGCGCCGCCCGCGTCAGCGGATTGTCGAACTTCACCGCAACACCGGCGCCAGCCTCATGGAACACCGGCGGCGGCGGATCAATCTGGCCGGCATGGATCAGGATATCCAGCTCGCGTGAGACCTGGGGGCCAAGCGCTTCCTGCATCTGGCGGCCCACATTGGGTGCCTGCAGCAACATGGCCTCGCGCTTGCGCCCCAGAAATTCGGTGGCCGTCTGCCGGTCGATCGGCTCGTTCATGATCGCGAAGACATGGACGAGGAAGGCCGCATTCACGACCATCTGCCGCCGCTCGAACATCTTGTCGGTGTAGGAGATGTTGACGCCCGCCATATAGGGCTCGATCATGCGCCTGCCATTTTCCATACCGCCCGGGATCGGCGCCCCGGGCGTCATCTCCATGCGGTTGATCGTACCGTCGCTGGGCATCAGGATCGGGGGAGAAAGGCCGATATGCTGCGCCTTGACGACATCGCGCTCCATCATGTTCAGCATCTTGATGCTGCCGATCGTCTTGCCTGACGGGCCGATGCCATAAACGCTGTTGGGCGAAAGCGCGTAGCGCGAGAAGGACAGCGGCATGGTGCGATAGCCGCCCGCCGCGATCAGCTCCTTGCCCTCTTCCAGCATGTAGATCGACTGGATCGGGAACCGCCCCGCATCGATGCGGCCGGGCTCCCATTTGGAATTGGGGCGCAGCACCTGGATCAGGTGGAACTGATCGTCCGGCTTGTCGTTCGCCAGCGCCTCGCGAACGCGCGAGGGCAGCTGATCGTCATGAAACATCTGGGCGATGTGGCGCGCCTTCAGGCACCGCGCCCGATGGATGGTATCGGTGGTGCCCTTGAAATCATCATCGACAAACAATTCGGAAGGATGCACCGACTGATAGAACAGGCCGCGCCCGATGTTGTCATCGGTCCAGAAGCCCTGGCCGCCATAGAGCCCCAGCATGCGCCAGCGCAGGGGGCTTTGCGCAGCAAAGCCGGTATGCGGGGCGTTGCGGCAGGCGTGCAGCCGATCCGATGCCTTGACCAGCCAGCGCTTCATGGCCGGATCTTCGTTCAGGCTCTGATCGGTGGTGGTCAGAGGTGTGGTCTTTTCCCCCTCAGGCGTCAGCATCGCATCCATGGCCGCGACGAAGGTTTCCAGGCCAAGCGTCGCGGTGTCATCCGTGATATGGGCATCGCGCTGGCCACCCGGAGTGCGCTGCCAAAAGCCACCTTCCTGATGCGGATCAACCCAGCGTTCGCATTCGCGCCACAAAGCCTCGAAAGAAGAGCGCTTCGTTTTCAGTTCCTCATGGCGCGAAAGGATCGCGCCCACCTCGTCACGCAGGTCGGGCATTGCAGATCCTTTCAGGGCTGGGTTTCAGGATCGGTTTCGGACTGCCATTTGGGCACCACCAGAAACCGGTTGAGCTGCATCTGCGTGTAGGGCTCCAGCACGATCGGCGCGGGCGGGATCACATCGACCTTGAGCTGTTTCACCCGCAGCTCGAAGGCTGTGATCGTCACCGGCTCCTTCCCCTCAAAAGGGGGAAGATCGACACGCATTTCCAGCATGGCACCGCCCGGCCATGCCAGGTTCCAGAACTCTGGCTTGGCAATCACCTTGGGCCATGCCGCCAGGTGCATGTCGCCGGCGATGGCCGTGATCACGACATCGGCCTTTTGCAGGGCGGCGAACATCGGGTTTTCCTTGGGCATCATCAATTCCCCAGCACAGTCTTGGGCCCAGGCATCTGCTGGGTGATCCCGGCATCGCCGTTCAAAATATCGCTGGCTCCGCCGCGACGGGCGGCCAGCTGGTCATTCGCCTGCAGCAAAGTGCTGGCGTCATCGCGCGTGACGGGCAGCACCGGCTGATTGATCTTCTGCCCGCTGCCCGCGATGGCATAGGCGGTGGATCCAACGGCGGCGGCCGCACTGATGATCATTGCAACGGGCGCTAAGGCGGCCATGTCTATCTCCTTCAGTTGAGAGTGGAAAAGGGGTCATAGTCAGTCACCACCGTGACCTTGCGCTGGGCGTTGCCGACATGCCCGCGGATCTCCGCGATCACATTCTCGCCTTCCAGCGCGGCATACTGCTCGGCATCGGCCACGTTGTGGTAGATGGTCTCGGCGATCTCCAGATTGGCCTTCGTCTCGCCGGTGCTCAGCGTTTGCTTGGCATAGCGGTAACCGCCCACGTGAGCCTTGATCAGGGTGCGGCAGCAGGGATCGACGCGATAGCCGCCGCGTTCCTTATGCGCCCGCCAGATCGCCTCATTGCGTAGGCCCTGCCGGTTGGATTTTGCACGGAACACCGGGAAGCCCAGCGCCTTCTGGAAGGCCAGTCGCCAATCCTGTTCATCATCCTCGCGGTCATTGGCCGCGAACATGGCTGGATCGCCCACCACCCGGATCTGGTCGGGGTGCAGGCCGGGAAAACGCTCCATGAGGAAGTTGCGGCATTTCTTGCCAAAGGCAGTCGGCCCAACCTTCAGCAGGCTCTTGCCGTCAGGCGCCAGATTGACAACCTCGCCCAGCACGCGGATCTGCCCCAGCTCGTTTCGGTAGAGCAGCACCGCTGCAGCGAACAATCCCTGGTCAACACCGAAGATCAGCTTGCGCCGCTTGTCCCACATCACGGATGCGACATGCTCACGATGGACGAAGTCGGGATTGACCGGCAGGCCGTACATGATCGGCACCGGCTTGTTGTCGACCATGCGATCGACATAGCCGGGTTTGTGTTGATTTGCTGCCACTTGCAAAATGTAATAACCGCGCCCGCCGGGCAGGTTATGCAGGTTTTCCGCATCGGGTTCGCGGCCGCCAGGCTGCACGAAACAGTCGATCAGCGGGCGCCCGTTCAGCGCCTTTTCCAGCTCCGCCTTATCCTCATCCGACAGGCCGGACAGATCCCGATCCATCAGCAGGACATAGATATGGTTTTCGATGTCGGGCATGTTGAGCGACAGGATGATGGTGGGGTCGACCACCAGCGACGGGTCCAGATCGCTGAAGCGGCCCACGCGGCCGGTCAGGAAGGGCACCAGGTCGGCAGGCTGGATATCCGCCTCGTCCACCACCACCACATTCACTTCCCAGCCACGGCAGGCCATTTCCACACTCTGATCGCCGATCGCGCGGAACTCGATCTCCACATTGAGGATATCGGTGGGCTGGCCGGTTTCGGGATTGCGCTTCAGGATCTTGCGGAAGATGTGCGTGTAGGGCGCCTTGGCCGAAAACTTGCCCTCTTCCTTGGGCACGATGTTGAACCAGCTCTTCAGGATCGTACTGTCGATTGAGGGATAGCTTTCGCGGATCACGCCGATGCGTGCCTTGCGCTGGATAATGCCGTTGTCATCCACGACGCCCAGCTGCTGCGCCGCGATGCGCAAGGCCTTCTGCAGCGCGGCCATCGTCTTGCCGCTGCCCACCGGCCCGATGATCCCGCAGATGAAGGCCCTGCTGCGAATGAACTGATCCGCGACGGGGCCGGGCGAGATCAACTTGCGCGCCGCGCGCTGGGCTTTCGTCTGCATCAGCCAGGCTCCCCATCGGAGCCATCATCGTCATCGTAATCCTCGACAGGCATGAACTCCGCGTCGAGGATATCCTGCACCTCCTGGTCGGTATGGGTGACGCCCGCCATGATCAGATCGGAGACGCCCGAGAAGCTCATATCCATCGCGGTGGGCATCTTGCTTTCCACAAAGGGTAGCACGCTTTCGGCGCACCGCGTCCGCAGCGCCTGCGCCCGATCGTATGACATTTCCTCGACATGGGTGAAGACCACGCCGTTCTTGTCCTTGCGCAGGTATTCGCGCCGCGATGCCGCCATCAGCAGTTCCGGAGGCGTGCCCTGGATCTGCATCAGGGTAACCGCCGGGTGCTGATGGCCCAGCGACAGCAGCCAGTTGCGGAAGTCATTGGTCCGCCGGTTCTTGGCGCCCTTGGGCCGCCCAGCACGCCGGCGCGCCTCGGCTGTGACCGCCAGAGCGCCCGCATTCGGCCCCAGCACTTGGCGCGCCTCGGCCACGGCCTCAGGCGAAGGCACGCCCAGCAGCTCCAGCTGCTGCGCCTCTGCCCTGGCCCCGTCCTCGACCAGGCGCTTGGCATCCGCCAGAGCCTCCTGGGCAACCTCGGTGGAGAAATCATCATCGGGGTTTGACACGTTAGCGGAACCCTCCCATCGTCTGACACGCGACGGAACGCACCGGCAGGATGCCACCCCGACCCGTCGCCCAACCTACCACATTCGCGGCGCCCCACCCCGACCCGTTCGTGGGCCCACCACATTCCGCGTCCTCGGCAAGGGCGGCATCCCCTGATGAGCAGGGCAAACCAAATTCAGAAAATCGGGAGCGCCAGCGGGCGACGAGATCGGCGCGGCGGTTGGGGGAGCCCGCCCCCGGCGCGGCCAGATCGACCCCCCGGGGGCCGTCCGCGCGCGCCCAGGCGGGGTGCGGCACGAGACTGGAAAGCATGTGCCCAGACCGCGCAGAGGCCTGATAAGGCTGGCCTTTCCGCCACCCTTCCAACATCACCCTTCCAACACGCGCGCCCAGCATCGCCGAAAACCGCAGAAATCCGCCATTCTCGCGCGGCCAGGTCGAGCCGCCCGCCACCGTGCCACCAGCCCGGCCGCCAGCGCCGCGCAGCCCAAAAGTTTCGCCGCGCTGCCCCTGTCCAAAGCCCCTGATCCGGCCCCATGAGTGAGGCAGGCGAGATCCGAAGGCATATCGCCCTGCCAGAATATTCACTCTAGCGGCATGCGCACTGGCGGGCTGCATGGTGCGAATGGACGGTTGCACCGCAACCTTCACTGCAACCGCAACGCAACCTCTATCTAACTCATACATATAGATATTTTTGAATGGTTGCGGAGTTGCGGTAATTTCCCCTCGCGTATATGCGCATGTGCACGCACACACAGGCACGCGCACATCACGCGAGGCCAGCGGGCGCAACTCCGCAACCGGCGAGAAAAAAGCTGAAAAAGCAATGACTTGGAGGTTGCGCCATGGTTGCACCGAGGGTTGCACCGCAACCCCACCCCTGACCCTGCACGGGCCGAAACCATGGACGGCTATCCTCTTGGCATGGCCACGGGTCGGGGGCAAGACAAAGCCTGCCTCAGGCCCCGCTGGAGCCACCACAGCATCGCTTAGCCCCCCGGGCCGGGGTGACAAAGGAGCGAGCGCGCACCGCTCCGGCTGCGCCTCCGCTGCGCTCGCATGTCGGCGCCAGGCGGCATGCTGAAGGCCCCACATCAGGCGATCGCTCACGGGGCCAGGGGAGCGATAATGAATGCCCGCGCACCGCATCGGCTTCGCCGCTGCTGCGGGCATATTTAGGGACTTGACATGGCTGTTATCTGCCATTTCAAGCGCCTTCATTTTTCCGCTTGACGCGATTTTATGTGTCAATATATTTACACATACAACGGTGCCGGCACAGGCCGCGCCATGGGTCACGAAAGGACCATTCACATGACCAAAGATCAGGCCATCGCAGCAGGCTATACCCAGCCCGTATTCGCCACCACCGGCACGCTCGATCTTGAGTTGCTGATCCGCCCTGGCACAGACTATGACAGCGCCTTCGGCGCCTACGATCTGAACGAGGGCGAGATGCTGAAAGTCAACGGCTGGAACTTCGACTTCGAAGACATGACCGAGGAGGCCTGATCCATGGACGCCAGCCTGTCCCTCCCTGCCGCCTGCGCCGTCATTGACGGCTACGGCATGGGCGACAACACGATGACCGCCATCTTGCACTGCTGCAAGGATCGCGGCCTGATCCGCGACGGCCGCATCATGCAGAGCCAGCTGGACGAGGTTATCCAGGCGCACCGCCTGGTGCGCTAACCCCACCCCCAACCCTTTTCTGGCAGACCGATGGGCCGGGGCGATCACGCCTCGGCCCTTTCCGTTTCCTCGGCAATCCACTTGGCCATCGCGCCAGGCTTGCTCATGTCCTCCAGCTCGGTTTCGTCCAGAATGTGATACAGGGGCACCAGGACGCACCTCTGCGCGGCTCCGGCCATCTTGCAGGTCACCCCAACGTGAGCGCCATCGAAGCGCCCCAGCGTCTGTTTCCAGACACCCTTGGCCCACTTGCTTTCCTTGAAGTAACCGTTCAGCGCCTGGTGAGTATTCGCAACCGCCAGATAGGCCGGGAGCGTGGGCAGATATTGCACGCTTCCCCACCGAGGCGGCTTGCCATCCTCGCTCTTGTTGAGCCGCGCATTCACGATGCGCAGGCCGATCTGCCCCAGCTTCTTCTGCGCCAGGCCAGCCACCTTTTCATCGCGGTGCAAGGCCTCGCGCATCCAGGACGACAGCGCCTCACGCTCGTCACCCCCGCGCGACTGCACCATGGTGGTGGTCAGCAGGTTGATGCAGGCCTGCTCATCGGCAGTTTCCTCGTTCACCTCCATCAACCCCTCAGGGTGGCAGAGCTGCGCCCAATGCGCCACTTCCTCGTCATCGGGCAGACCATCCTTGGTCTGCCAATCATTGATCAGCAGATCCGCACAGGCCAGCAGCGTGCCGAACTGGTCGCAGGCGCGGCTGTCATGGCCGCAGGCGGCCAGGGCCAGGTGAAACTTGCGCTTCGTGGGCCGCAACCGGTGCCAGCCATCGATCATGCGGCGCATCATCATGCGGCCCAGGCGAGGCAAATTCATGCTGTCTAGGTCCAGCATATCACCGCCCGGACGCAGCTTGCGCACCTGCAGCAGCGCCAGGCGCGAAAGATCCGCCGGTTCCATCGGCGGCACCAGAATGGAGCTGAACCAGAACAGGCTGGCCAGCGTGAACTCATGCGCCTTGTGGTCACCACCGCCGCGCGTCAGATCGTCACCGCTGGACGACACGCGCGCCAGCTCGATCACGTCGCGCGCGTAGCGATTGTCACTCTCCAGCTCGTCGAACATCACCGGCAAGGTGGCGTTCTGCATCTTCTGGCGAATGCCCGCTGCAGAGGCATTGCCGCTGCGCACGCAACCATCGCCCATCAGCCGATGCAGCAGGCCCTTCTTGCCGTTCAGGCTGGACTTGCCGGTGCCACGGCCGCCCGTGATCCAGATGTTCGGGCGCCAGGGCAGGGCGCCCCCGATCAGGCTGGCGCCGATCGCGCCCAGCAGAAAGCGCGGATCCAGCACAGGCCGCACGAAATTCCAGGTCCGGATATGCTTCAGCAGATCCTCGGCCGGCTTCGTGCCCACCGATGTATGCCAGGGCATCGGCACCGCAGCGCCGGCCACATAGACGTTGCCATCGATCTCGCCCGGATCCAGCCAGACCCAATCCTTGATGGTGCCATCGGCTTTCAGGCTGCTCACCAGCACCTGCTTGCCGCAATGGAGCGCCAGGCCGATCCCATCGCCCAGATTATGCGCCCCGCGCCCGCGCATCCGCCCGGCAGGATCGAACACGCCCTTGCGCGCGCATTCCTCGATCAGCGCGCGCGCCGCCTCGGCCTGGTCGAAGCCCACGATCTCGCTGGGCTTCACCAGCGTGCGTTCCTTGCCGCGCCCCTCATAGACCGGGGCCGACCATTGCGGGAAATTCTCTTCCAGCCAGTTGGAGGTGGGGCCGAACATGGCGATCAGCCCCAGCTTGCCGTGGCGGTTGTTCGCCTCCAGCCCGTTCAGCTGCCCGTTCCAGTCCAGATAATAGCACTTCTGCTGGCCGGAAATGTTGTTGTCCACGCCCAGCGGGGTGACAGGGCAACCGTCAGGGAAGGCGGGGCGCTTGCCCTTGTCGCGCTCCTGCGCGGCGCCATTCTCCACCTGGGGCGATGCGGCGGTGGGATTGTCCAGAGCCGCGGCGATCGGGTTTGATGCCATCAGCGTGCCCCCGCCTTGGCGCCCTTCAGGGGGCAGCGGGGCTCGATGCAGTCACGGCCAAAAGTGTCGGGCACAAGAAATCCATCTGAACAGCGGCACGTGGTCATGCCGGGGCGCGGGGGCCGGGGCGCCACCTTGGCGCGCACAATGTCGAGCTGCTGCTGGGCGCGCAGATCCATTTCGGATGGCACCAGGCGCAGATCGATCAGGCCAAGGCTGGGCGCCCGGCGGCGGGGAAGGGGGGCCGTCTCTCCGGCTGTCACGCCGCCTGTATCGCGAGGGCGTTCACGCGTCTGGTCTCTCTGCGCCAGCTGCAGGCCCGTCCGTGGACCTTTATTGGCTGTCTTGGACGGAGCCGAGGTCATCCGGCCATCTTGTTCCGGCGCCGTCTCTCCGGCTGTCACGTCCATGATCTCAGACGTTGCAGCCGCGCTCCGCCGCGCGGCGAGCCTACTCACACCCTCTTCCGTGGCTTCCCTCATATGCGCCACCACGGCCTCAACAGATGCTTTCGCGTGGATCTCGATATGGCTTTCGCTGGCATTCGCGGGGGGACCATCTTCCTGCCGGGCCCCGCTTGTTCCTTCCGGTGCCAACGCTTCGCAGCCCATGCCATCGCGGGCTGTGTGCAGATCCCCGGCAAAACTATCGCCCCCACCGGCGAATGGAGCGCCGGTGGGAGCTTGCACCGGAGTACCGGACAGGGGAGGCGTTCCCCCGGTGCAATCCTCGATCGTCGGCGCCGGCGCATCCGGCCAGCCCGACAGAATATCCAAATTCAGGACCAGATCCGACCCCACATGCTCCACATCGGGACGCAACAGGCGCGGCCCCACCCACACCGGGGCCAGGCCGCGCGCCCGCCTTACGCTGGCGCGAAAGAAGGATCCCGCGCTCATGCCGCAATACCCGCTGCCGTCAGCCGGAAACGGACAGATTTCTTGCCGTTCAGATCGACATACTCAGCCAGGCCCGCATCGATCAGCCGCTTGGCCGTGGCGGGCAGGAAGGGCGCATAATCGCCTTGCGACATGAAGACGCGCCCCCCGCCCTTGACCCGGGCCACGGCAACATCGCTGCCATGCTGGCGCATCCATTTCAGGGCTGCAGCCATCGCATCTGTCATGCCGCCATCTCCCCGGCCGCCCTGATGGCGCGCCACCAATCGTTGAAATCCTTGATCCCCTCGGGCGGCATCACATGCTTCACCTCCAGCCCGCGCGCCTGCTGCTGGCTGATCGAGCGCTGCAGCGCTTCCATCGCCGCCGGCTTCACGTCGCGGTCGGCACAGATCACCAGCTCGCGCACGGTGTGCGGCAACAGCACGGCGCCGATATTGCCCAGAGAGACGGTGGTGATGATCCGGAACACCGGGCGCATCATCCGCACCACCAGCGCATCCTCGATCCCTTCGCAGGCATAGACCGGCTCACCCTCGGCCGCCTGGCTCATGCTCTTGCCGCTGGCGCCCTTGTGGATCGGGATGAACCCGCCCCAGAACTTGCCCAGCACCTTTTTGGGCTTTTCCACGCCCAGCTTCACCCACTGGCCGCGCACCTCGTCCAGATAGGTGCGGTGCGTGCCGATCTGCATGCCATCGGCGCGATAGATCGGCGCCAGCATCGCCGGGCGCTTGTCATTGGTGGCCGCACAATAGATGGCGGGATGAAAGCGCAGCCCACGCGGCCAGGCGCGCGCGGGCCCGGGCGTGATGTCGCGGCCGCGCAGATAGAACTCCACCGGCCCGCGCTCGATCGGGCCGCCCTGCAGATAGAGCCGCTTGGCTTTCCTCGCTTCTTCGATCAGCTCTTGCTGCGCCTTCGCCTCGCGGCTTTCGCGCCGCGCCCGGGCTTCATCGGCCAGCTGCTGGCGCTCCACCTGCGTCAGCTCGCGCGGGCGGCCCTTGAACGTATCCTCGATCCCAAGGATCTCTTTCGCCCGAGCCACCGCCGCGCCCTGGTCGCGAAAGCCGCCTTTCAGGCGCAGCAGGTCGATCATATCGCCCCGCTCTTCACCCGCCCGGGCATTGCCCATGTCGCACCAGCGGCCGATCTTGTCGCCCGTCAGATGGACCCACGCGCTTTCGCTGCGCCCGGTGTCATCAATGCCGCTGAACATCCAGCGGGTGCGCTTGTCGGAATAGCGCCCGTTGGGCAGCAGCTCGGGCGCCAGCTGGGGCGCCAGCTCGTTCAGCTTTTCAGCGATATCCGCGACTGTGAGCATGCCCCCCGCGCCCATCTAGGTGGCGGCCCGGATCAAGGCATGGGCCAGCGCGATCGCGTCGCCCTTGGTCAGGGAAAGGGCCTTCCGACCTCCGGCGAAGACATCAACCCACCCGCCGCCAGTGCGCACGCGCAGATCGTCCGAGGGCGAGTAACCGAGGGGCTGTGAGGGCGTGGATGCATGAACACGCGCCCGCTCCGCCTGCCGAGCATCCCATAAAGCCTCACGTTGATCAGCGTAATGGTCGCCCATTACTTTGGTCCCATTTCGGAACAGATCGCGTCAGATTGTGCGTGTGGACCACCCTTGACGCAAACGTTCGCAAAGGATTCTTTGGAATTCCCAAGACAATACAGATTCTTGGGTGCGGGAGCGCCTTTATGAAAATAATATGCGGCGGCCATCATGCGGCCTCACCGAAGCTGGGGAAAAAGTCATCTGCGGACACAGCCCCCTCCGTAAGGTCTCGGATGCGCGGCATGAAGGTCGCGCCAGGGCGGTGGCAGCCGCGCTCCCAATCGGACCACACCTGACGAGAGGTGCCGATCTGCTGTGCGCACTGCGCCAGCGTCATTCCCTTGGCTTTCCGCCATTTCCTCAGCGGATGATCGGATAGGTGCTGTGCCATGCGCATGATGTAAGGCAAAACCTTACGTCTTGACAAGGCCTAGTAAGGAAATCAGAGATTGGCCATGTCAGCCATAGTCTTACAATTCGTGCCTATGGAAAAGGCCCCCAATCGCATCCGATTTTACCGCAAGCGGGCTGATCTCAGCCAGCAGGCGCTTGCTGATGCCGTGGGCGTCAGCAAGATGACGATCAGCGATTTGGAGAATGGCAAGATCAGCCTGTCGCTGCACCATATGCGGCGCCTGGCTAAGACCTTTGGCGTCACACCGGTCGACCTGCTGAACGAGGAAGATCAGAACGAATTCCTCCGCGCCGAAGAGATGGAGTTGATCCGCAATTTTCGCGCCGCAGATCCGACGCAACGCCAGATGATTAACCGCGTGGCCGAACCGCGCGAGATCATCGACCTTCACCCAGAGAAAAAATCGGTCGCCTGATGGACGGGGCGGCAGCCCTATTTCTCCAGGTCACGCTTGCGTTGCTGTCGGTCGCGATCGCGATCTATGCGACGCACATTTACGAAAAATTTGCAGAGCCTCGCCGCAAGCCGGGTGAGCAGGTGCCAGTGTGGCCAGGCCTCTTGATTTTCTGCTCCGTAATGTTTGCTATGTTGTACATCTTTTTCCTAGGTGTCGAGGGGATGATGCCCGGGCGCTAATGGCGCTTGTACGGAAAAATCTTATTTACTGTCTTGACGTGTAAGACGAAACCTTACAAATAATGCCCCGTTCCAACGAACGGAGGCTTTCCCATGGCCAGTTCCCATCAGCAGGCGTTCCGGCGCGATCCGGCGCCATCCTGTGACCTTGCCTATATCACCCGCGCGCTCGGGCTGCCCCTTATGGGCTCGCGCGCGCTTATCGCCCGTATCGATGCCCTGATCGCCCAGCGCGGCTTTCCCAAGCCGCTGCCCAGCATGCGCCGGCGCCGCCCGGGCGAGGCCACCGGCCAGCTCACCGACGAGGTGACCACGCGCAGCACCTGGCTGGTGGCCGCTGTCACCGCCTGGCTGGACAATTACATGCCGCCCTCGGCGCAGGCCGCTGTCGATGCCGCATCGATCCGCGCCGCCGCCATCGAAATGGACGGCAACGCCCGCCGGCTCAAGCTGGTCGGGGGAGGGCGGGCATGAGCCAGGCCAATGATCGCAGCAGCATCATCATGACCCTTCTGATGATGGGCGCTCCGCGCGCGGACGCGGAGCAAGCCGTGGATCTGGGCTATCAGGCGCGCGATGCTGCCGTGAAGGCGATCGAAGCGATCTTCGATCAGGCCTCGCCGCAAGTCCGCAGGGGCGCCGAGATCATCGGTACGCAGCTTTTGGCCAATGCCATGAACGCCCGCTACCGCCGTATCCAGGCGATCGCGATCAAGAATGGCGTGCCGATCGCCGGCGTCTTTCAGTCGGAGGTGCAGGCCGATGGCTGACCTCACCACCAGCTGCCAGCCCGACGGCGGCCTCGCCCTGTTCCACAACAGCTGGCTGATCGGCATCCTGCCCCCCAACAGCCTGTGCAAGGCAATGCCCTGCAGCGCGGGCGACACCGCCAGCTGGGCACACGATCACTATCTCCACGGCGGCATTCCCGCGCTGCTGCTGGCGATGCTGTTCATCTCGATCGCCTTCGCGGCGGGCGCATGGTTCAACGGCTGCCACAGCGACCCGATCTCGCCCGAAGAGGACGAGGCCCAGATGGCCTATCTGCGCGCCTACTGCGCCCGCGTCCACCGGGAGGCGACCGATGCCTGATCCCCGCCTCACCGATCCGGCGCTTGATGCGCTCTGCGCCCGCCTCTGGCCCATCGCCGACGTGCTGGCGCTGCTGGCGCTCACCCTGATCGCCGCCGCCATCGCCTACCACCTGGCGCTGGCCGCCCTCTTCGAAAGGATCCCGGCATGACCGGCAAAGGCCTGAAACGCTGCATGGGGGGCGCCCGCTGCAACCACGCCCCGGGCGAATGCACCGCCCAGCCCATGGTGGATCGCATCTATCCCGAGCCGACGCTGTTCCGCCGGGAAGACCGCTACATCGTCATCAAGCGCAAGCACCTCACGCCCTTCAAGGAAAGGGCGATCCGCGACCAGCTCGCCGCGCTTGAAGTCTCCACGGTCGAATGCGTGGCGGTCGAAAGCGACTGGCCCGAATATGAAACCGTCTGGGGCATGATTGAGGCGCGGGTGACGGGCAAGCAGCCTGCATTGGCGGCATTGAGCACCTTGCCTGCAGGATGCCCCGTCAAGGCCGTCGGGATGTCCGTCAGCCCTAATGGCTTTATGCGCTGCCATTACACCAATGCGCGCGGTCAGGCGATCTCCCTCGCGCCCGAAGATCACTGCAAAGCCAATCTCTGCGCCCTGTTCGGCCCCGATATCGCCTGGCTGGAGGCGAACTTCCCCCGTTGGTCAAAGCCGATTTACAGCGAGGACTGCCTTCATCGCCAACTTGTGCGCCCCGCAGAGATCATCGGGTTCGATACGGCAGAGGTAGCCGCCGCCCTGATCATCGAATGCACCCGCAAGCCGGAGATGCATGCATGACCGCCCCGCTGTTCTACACCATCGCCACGCACCGCGCCGATGGCGAGCCCCAGCTGCTGGCGGTGTTGCGCAAGGGCGGCGCCACCCTGCATGGCCGCCTGGATGACACCACGGTGAACATCCGGCGCGGCGCCTGCGCCGGCCACTTCGCCACCCCCGCGCAGGCCCGGCGCGCCCTGACGATCGCGCGCCGCGTGCATGACAACCACCGCCGCGCGATCCTCAAGGCCCGCATGGCTCTGGAAGACGCCACCTGCGCCCGCAAGCGCGATCTGCACAGCAAGCTGGCCAAACTCTCCACACCTTCAGCCCCGCAATTGCCCCAGCCAGGAGGCCCCAGCGATGCGTGACACCACCACGCCTTCACCTGACCCTGCCGGGAAGATCACCCGGATCGCCTCCGAAGAACCGGCAGGGCAGGGGGAGGGTGCGCCCACCGGGTCGACAGCGAGCGCCCCGGTGGGCGCATGGCCTTTCCCTCCCATCTCCAGTCTCGTGCATCCCCGTGTCGCGTTGATAAGCGTCGCTCCGGGCGCGCACGAATACAACCTTCTGCATATCGCCCCCACCATCCCGATCCAGGCTGTGATCGATGTGGTGGCGGAGCGTGCCCGCCAGATCGTCGAATTCGGCCACACGCCGCAGGCAGACGCCCAGCAACCCATCGCGGATCTCTACGCCGTGGTGCGCCGCTACGCGAAGGGCCTGGGCGAATACGCCAGCCACCACGGCAACCCGGGCGCCCGCGCCGCGATGCGCACCTATGCCGTCAAGCTGGCCGCCGCCCTGCTGGCCTTCATCGACCGCCTCGATGCGGCGCCCTCACCAGATCGGGACTGATCCACCCCGAAGCCGGGAAGCCGCAGCTTCCAACTCACAGCCTCCCGGCGCTGTTCGGATCACAGCAAGAGGTTATTACCATGAACGACACCACGCCCCAATTCGCGCTGACGGCCGAAACCGCCAGCGAATTTGACTTCATCATCGGCCTGGATGCGTCCGGCTCGATGAGCAAGCCCTCGAAGCGCTTTGTGGGCAAGACCCGCTGGGAAGAAGCGCAGGAGACGATCTACGGCATCGCTCACACGCTGAACAAGATCGACGCGGATGGCATCGATATCGTCGTCTTCGGCGGATCCACGGACTGGTATGAAGGCGTCACCGCCGACAAGGTCGAGGATCTGTTCAACACGCGCTCGCCCAATGGCGGTACGCCTCTGGCAGCCGCCCTCACCAAGATCGTCGCCAAGCAGAAGACCAGCGGCAAGAACACCGTTGCCATCATCTTCACCGATGGTGAGCCGGACCAGGAACCGCCGGTCGAAAAGGTGATCGTCGATGCTGCCAACAGCCTGGACAAGGACGAGGCGCTGACCTTCCTCTTTGTGCAGATTGGCGACGATGCCGGCGCCGCGAAGTTCCTGGCCCGCCTGGACGACAATCTTCCCGCCGCGAAGTTCGACATCGTCGACACGGTTTCCGCCGCCGAGGCCGAGACCATGCAGCCGCTCGATCTCATCAACAAGGCCATCAACGACTGATCGCCGGGCGGGGGCTTCTGCCCCCGCCAACCTTCGGGGGAAACGCCGTGGACGGACTTTTCGCACTACTCCAGGTCATCATGATCGACATCATCCTTGCGGGTGACAATGCGCTGGTGATCGGCGCCCTTTCAGCCCGGCTTCCCGCCGATCGGCGCGGCCAGGCCGTTGCCCTGGGCATCGCGGCCGCGATCGGGATCCGCCTTTTCTTCACCGCCACAGCTGCCTGGCTGATGCTGATCCCCGCCATCGGGTTGATCGGCGGCCTGCTGCTGTTCTGGATCGCCTGGAAGCTGTGGAAAGAGCAGCAGGCAGATGCGGCTGCGCCGGACGGCACCGCCGCCCCCACCAATTTCCTCGCCGCCGTGCGCGGCATCATCCTGGCCGACATCTCCATGTCGCTGGACAACATCCTTGGCGTGGCCGGCGCCGCGAAGGGCCACGCCTTTGCGCTGGTGATCGGCCTGGTGCTGTCCATGGTCATGATGGGCACCGCCGCCAACTGGATCGCCGGGCAAATGAGCAAGCGCCCCTGGCTGATCTACATCGGCATCGCCGCCATCGTGCTGGCCGGCGGCAAGATGATCGTGGAGGCGTTCTAGCTCCCTAACCAGTTAACCGAGGGGCCCTCAAGGCTCTTCCGGTCGCACGCCCCGGTCACCGTCACAGACGGGGCCGGGGCACCCCAACCACAGGAGATGCTGATGACTGAAATCCTGTCCAGCAACGCGGTGGCGTTCCTGAATGCCAATGCCGAAAGCCCCGTGGTTTCGGGCAGGGCGATCCAGCAGGACGCAAGCAAGCCTGCCGAGGGCGTCGTCTACCGCCTGAAAGACGGGCGGAGCTTCACCCTCTCGCCGGGAGACTGCCTGCAACTGCCATTGCCCCGCTGGGATCTGCCCGCATGACCGGGCTGTTCACCCCCAGGCGCTTCTACGCCAGCAACACCAGCAAGGGCTGGGCGGTCATCTATGATCGCTCACCCACCAGCATGGCCTTCCCCGTCCTGATCGTCAGCGACCTGGTCACAGATCCGGAAAGCGTTGCGGGCGACGTGGCACAGATCCTCAACCAGCACTGGATCATCAAATGACCACGCCTACCTACGAGGATTTCGAAAAGCTCAGCGAGCAGGCGCGCGAGAAGATCCGCTGCCAGATGCTGGCCCACATCAACGCCTCGCGGGCGATGCGCCCCAGCGACATGACCACCGCCATCATGGCCACCCTGGGCGGCACGCTCTGCGCCTGCGCCCAGATCATCGCGGATCTGGTCGAGCATCACAGCCTCCCGCGTGAGCATGTCGAGCAGGAGATGATCAAGCATTTCCAGCTCGCCCTCAAAACCACGCTCAACCCCAACACGCCGCACTAGCGCGGCCGCACAGTTCCCCGCCGGGCGCATCCCGCTGCCCGGCGCCTGGAAGGAGAAGTAAGCATGAACCTCCCTGAAGATGGCACGGACGCCACCGGCGCCAGCACTACGGTGGATACCGGTGCCACCGGCACCGGCACGGCCGACAGCAGCACGTCGACCAGCTCGCCCAACACCGGCGAAGCTGGCGCGATCACCGGCTTCACCCCGGGCACCTCGGCCAGCACGGGCGATGGCACCGGCACGGCCGCTGGCACCGCCAGCGATCTCACCCCGGCGATCGGCACCCCCGCCAACCCGGCGCCCTGCGCCCAGCTCGATACCAACCACGAAAAGGCAGGCCAGGTCGGCAATGATGCAAGCGCCCAGCTGGCGCGCGTCCGGCACACCCCCGCCAATGATCCCTGGATGGTGCTGGAAGTTCGCAAGTTCGCCCTGGAGCGCGCCATCGAGCGCAACGGCGATACGGACCAGATCCTGGCCGCCGCCAGCGCCTTCACCGACTTCCTGTTGAACGGGCCTGCATCCACCCCGGCTCCAGAAACCGAAGCCGCCTGATCCACCCAGCGGGGCGGCCCCGGCCGCCCCGCCAACCTCAAGGCAGATCCATGAGCAAGAAAGATCCGGGCGAGGGCCACAACAGCGAGATGGCCGCAGACGATCGCCTGCGCCTTCTGATCGAGCGCATCGAGCGCCTGGAGGATGAGAAGAAGGGCATCTCTGACGACATAAAGGATGTCTACCTTGAGGGGAAGGCCACCGGCTATGACCCCAAGGCGATGCGCCGCGTGATCGCCATCCGCAAGCAGGACCCCACACAGCGCCGCGAGTTCGAGGCCATCGTGGATGTCTACCTCACCGCCCTGGGCATCAGCTGATGGAAGACATTTACATCACATCGCGGCAAGACAGCGCAGAGAACAACATCTTCGCCGGGCTTGCCGAAGATGCCAAAGGGCGCATCGTTATCCATGTAGACGACAAGTCATTTGCGCTCAATGAAGGCCAGACAAATGAGCTTGTCGGCGCCCTGATCAAATGGAACAGCGAACGCCGCGAAGAGTGGCGCGAACCATTCACCTGCGCGACAGAACTCTATGCCGCAGAACGCACTCTCCGCATCATCGAAAACGCCACCAAACAGGGGGATACCATCTCCGCCGAGACTGTAGAGGCGCTCCATTCCTTGGTTTTGAAAGCCGGGCCCGATCTCGCCAAAGGATCGATCCGGAAAGACCACCCTTTCTGATGCCCCCCTTCGCCGCGATCGCCGCCGAGCTGGCCCGCGAACTCGCCTCCCGGCGCGAGAATTATCCGCGCCTGGTCAGCAAGGGCAACCTCACCCAGCAGCAGGCCGACCACGGCATCCTGATGGCGCAGGCCTGGGCGGAAGATTGCCAGCGCTATTCAGCCGCGGCGATCGCGCGCCAGGCGTTCCTGCAGAGCCATCACGCCTCTGCAGGCGCCCCCGCCTCGATCGACGCCATCGCCAAGGCCGCCCGCGATGTGCCGGCGCAATGCGGCGCGCCCTACCTCACACAGGATGCGCGCCGCTATCCCATCGCCAACAAGGGCGCGTTCCCGTGGGCCACCCGCTGGCGCGCCCTGCAGGACGAGCTGCGCCGGCGCGAGAAGCAGTACCCGAACTGGATCAAACAGGGCCAGCTCGACCAGGCCGATAGCGCCCAGCGCATCGAACGGCTGACCGAGATGCTGCATCTCTATGATGAGATGGTCGACTGGCAGCCGCGCAACGGCACCAGGCCGCGCCCCTTTGCCGCCAAGCAGACACCGGCCGAGCGCGAGAGCTTCGACGAGGCCGCGCCCTACCTCTGCGACATCATGCTGCGCCGCCACTGGATCACCCTGGACCAGGCCCGCATCGACTTCCCCCACCACGCCCCTGCAGAGCAGAAGGAGCTATCAGCATGACCACCGAGACATCGGCCCCTATCTGGCCTGCATCCGGCGACGGCATCGAGCAGAACGCTTTCGAGGCCTGGGCAAAGTCCCAGGGCATGAACATGTCCAAGCACCCGCTACACTGGCTGTTCCTGGACGGAAGCACCTATGCCGCCCGCCAGGGCTGGAGCGCTGGCCTGCTGCATGCCACCACGCGCGCCTTGGGCCCATGGAATAACTTCTGTGGAGATCTGCCGCCATATGACCATGCACTGCGCAGCGTCTTTGAGAGCGGCATCCAGTATGCGGTCAACCTGCTGGCCAAGGAGCTGGGCGATCCTGATTATACCCCCTGCGATGGAACCGAGGAGTTTGACGGCGATCTCGGCGGCACGCTGATGAACATCGTTTCGGCGTCCCTGCCTGTGGATGCTGATGGCGAACGCATGTTCCCGAGGGATGTTCACGCCGCCATCTTTCACCGCGATGAAATGGCTTCAGCCGCGCAGCACCTTCTGGAGGTGGGCGAGTTTACGCGCACCGATGACACCGAAAGCGCGGTCCGCCGCCTGCGCGCTGCCGTCGATCGTCGCGAAGACGGCGCATAACAGCTCCGCGCCGGGCGGCTTCCCGGCATCACCTTAGGAGGCACCATGCCCCAGTTTCGCAAACGACCCATCGTTATCGAGGCCGTCCAATTCGACGGTTTCGAAAATGAGGATGAAGATACGCCAGCCCCTATGTTCAATGGCAGATTTCATGCTCCTGACTGGATCCTGGACGCCCTCGGTAAAAACGAGGGTGAGGAAGGCGCTATCTACCATGGTGACGAAGACCTCATCGAAGACCTCATCATCGTGACCCTTGAGGGCAACCTCATCGCGCGCCCAGGCGACTGGATCATCAAGGGCGTGCAGGGCGAGATCTACCCCTGCAAGCCTGATATCTTCGCCGCAACTTATGACGAGGGTGGCCAGCAGGATGTGGGGATCGGTAAGAACCCCTTGTATCGCGGCAATGACATGACCTTCGGCCAGGCCCTCGACGCGCTCAAGGAAGGCCTGCGGGTCGCCCGCGCGGGCTGGAATGGCAAGGGCATGTTCCTTTTCCTCGTGCCCGGCAGCCGGTTCAAGGTCAATCGGCCTCCGCTTCTCGGCATCTACGAGGAAGGAACCGAGATCAACTATCACGCGCACATCTACATGAAGACTGCGCAGGATACCGTTGTTCCATGGCTTGCCAGCCAAACGGATGCGCTTGCCGAAGACTGGACCGTCATCGACTAACAAGATCCCGGTGGCGATTTTGGATCGCCACCGGTTGACCTCGCCCTCTAACCGATCCCATAAACACCACCGGCGCCGGCACCAGGCCGCGCCATAGGTCAGAAAGGACCAGCCCTATGGGCCAACCCATCGAACCCGAAAACCAGCTCGCGCGCTTTCGCGAGGCGGTCGCCCTGCTGGGCGGCCAGCGCCCCGCCGCCCGCGCGATCGGCATCAATGAGCGCACCATGCGCGCCCTGCATGCCGGCGAACGCTCCCTTCACATCGGCTTCCTGCAGGACACCGCCAAGGCGCTCCGCCTCCATGCCGAGAAGTGCAAGATCCTCGATCGCTACCTCGCCCCCGAATTCAAGGCTAACCTCACCGAGGCACAGGCCACAAAGCCACCCAGGCACAACACCCTGATCGCCCGCAAGCGGAAGGAGACTTGAGCAATGGTAGACCTTACTCAATTCGATGCGCTCCCGCAGAATGAGCAGGTTGCATTTCTCGCCTTTTTTGCTGGCGCCCGTGGCAACCTGCAGGTTTCCCGGCGAGGCGATACCGGGGAGGAATTTGTCGGCTTCGGAAAGGCCGAATGCGAATGGGTGCCATTCCGCGAATTCTGGCAGCACAAGCTTCCCGCTCTTGGCTGGACCACGTTCCAGGAAAGCGAGCCAAGCGAGGCGCGCGGGATGTTGCCAGGCTCAACGTTCACCCGGGTGCAGATCCGCGCGACAGATCTGGGCAGATCTATCCGCGACGGCTACTGGGAACGCTTCAGGCAGTCGAGGAGCAGCTGATGGCCAAGATCTCCATCCCCTGCCTGGTCGGCAAGACCAACAAGGCCGGCGTCACCAGCTGGTACTGGCAACCCTCCGCCACGCTGCGCAAGGCCGGCTTCGAACCCGAGAAGCTGGGCAAGGATCAGGGCGCCGCCATGCGCCGCGCCGATGACCTCAATGCCCAGGTCGAGCGCTGGAAGGGCGGCGCGGACATCCTCGACCAGATCAAGCCACGCACCATGCCGGGCACCTTCACCGCCCTGATCGAGCGCTACCGCAAGGATAAGGTCAACGGGATCGATCCGCTCACCGGTGAGCGCTACATCAAGCAATCTACCGCTGACACCTATGAGGTGCAGCTCAAACGCCTGGAGATCTGGGCGGGCAAGCACCCCATCAGCTACATTACACCCGCCCGCGTCAAGGCGCTGCGCAATGCCCTGGTGGATCCGGAGGATGGCATCGGCCACTCGGCCGCGCACAACACGCTGAAGGTGCTGCGCCAGATCTTCGCCTTTGCCGAGAGCGAGGATATCATTCCCAAGCGCAGCAACCCCGCCACGGAATTCGGCCTGGGCGCGCCGCCCTCGCGCAAGGGCGTGTGGGAGGCCGATGACGAGGCCGCCTTTATCAAGGCCGCTTATCACCTCAACATGCCCTCCATGGCCTTCGCCATGAAGCTGGCGATCTACTCCGCCCAGCGCGAGGCGGATCTAATCAACTTCACTGACACCCAGCTCGCGCAGCTGGAGATCCATGACCTCAATGTGATCGCGCGCATGGGTGACAAGAACGGTACTGTGATGGGTTGGGACATGGCCCAGGGCAAGAGCAACGGCACCACCCTGATGGAGATCCCGTTCGAGCCCGGCATCCTGCGCGAGACACAGAATTTGCTGCGCACCAACCGCGCCCGCGATCGCGCAGCCGTGCCGCCGCGCCTTGAAACCTATGTGCTGGTGGACGATGAAACCGGCCTGCCATGGCACCTGTGCCAAGATGGGACAGTGCGCACAGGATCAGGCCCGCGCCGCGCCTTCCATAAGGCCTGGTCCAGCGTGGCGGCCAAGGCGGCCGAGCTGACAGGCCGCAAGCATATCCTCAAGCTGGTCTGGCACGATCTGCGCCGCACCCGCGTGGTGCGCTTGCGCCGGCGCGGCATGTCACCAGACCAGATCGCCAGCATCACCGGCCATTCCCCCAAGTCGATCGAGATGATGCTCAAGGTCTATGGCCCCGTCGATCCGACCATCACCGCCGCCGCAATCGCCAGCACGCTGCCGGTGCCGGTCAAGAAGCCGGCAAGGGAGGCAAAGAAGCCTTCCAACAAAAGGCAGTTTAAGGGCTGATATTGGAAAGATTTTGCAAAGAAAATCGTTTGAAAACAGTAATGGAATAATTCTTCTAAGCTTGGGGCCACTGGTTCGAATCCAGTCGGGCGCACCATTGTTTTTCAGAGATTTTCCCGAGCTTGCGGGCCGCCGAGGCGACGACTGCGGCTGAGCTTTCGTCCGTGCCGCAAGTCGCGCAATTTACGATCTTATTTGAGGGTCTGCAGATAGTCGATCACGGCCTGACGGCGCTTGGCGTCGGGAATCGCGATCACCATGCGGGTGCCGGGCACGGCCTTGGTGGGTGCGGTGAGGAAGCGGTCGAGGTTGGCCTTGTTCCACACCAGACCCGAAGCTTTCAGCGCCGGCGAGTAGCTGGCGAAGCCCGAACTGGCCGCCTTGCGTCCACCCACACCGAACAGATTGGGGGCAAGCGTGGGTTTGGCATCCTTGCTGCTGACGTGGCACATCTGGCACTGCTGCTTGAAGATGGCGGCGCCGTCCTGCGCGGATTGCGCGGCGGCCATGCCCGGCAGGAGCATGGCGCCAAGGGCCGTTGCGGCCGCGATGGTCTGGGCGAATTTCATAAGGTTCTGGCCTTTGCGGTGGGTTCGGTTTGCGGGGCTTGTGGCGATCACAGGCCCATCAGCTTTTGGTTGAGGGTGCGATCGGCGCCGGATTTGGCGAAATCGTCGAAGGC